CAACACCAACACTGTTGACGTCCCCTTCCGCTTCTACCCTTGTTTGACCGCTGGTTTAGCGTATTACCTAGCGATGAAGCGTAATCCTCAAATGATGGGTGTGTTGAAGCAGGTATATGAAGAAGAAATGCAACGCGCGATGGACGAAGATCGTGATCGTGCTTCGTTACGAATTAGCCCGTCGTACGATTACTACAGGACTTAACGATGTCTGGTTTCGCTAACGGCAAAAACGCATACGGTATTTCCGATCGCTCTGGCTTTCGATACAAACTGCATCGTATGAAAAAAGAGTGGAACGGCTCTCTAGTAGGACCGGACGAATACGAAGCCAAACAACCGCAGTTGTTTCCACCACCGAATGTCAGCGACCCGCAGGCGATTAGGAATGCTCGTCCAGACCGGGTAGAACCTTTGGTGATTACGGTAGGTGTGCCTTTGTTGACTGAAAAACGATTTATTCCTGTCAAGGCTACAGGCCAAGTCGGCAACGTCGAGGTATCTACGCCATGAGCTTTACACTTGCTACCTTAAAAACTGCTGTACAGGACTATTGTGAGACGGCAGAAACTACGTTTGTAAACAACTTGCCGGTTTTCATCAAAGAAGCAGAAGAGCGCATACTCAAAAACATCGAGTTGCCCTTCTTTCGTAAGAATGTGACGGGCACCGCTGCGTCAGGCAATACTTATTTGTCGACGCCTACTGACTTTCTAAGTCCCTACAGTTTGGCTTTGATCTCTAGCAGTGACTACGAGTACTTATTGTTCAAGCAGGTTTCTTTTATACGGTCGTATACACCGAACCCGGCAACCACCGGCACCCCCAAGTATTACGCTTTGTTTGACGATACGACGTTTATTCTAGCGCCAACACCAAACACGACTTTTACTTTCGAACTGCATTACAAGTATCGGCCCGATTCTTTAACAGCGGGTGCGGATAGCGGGACCACTTGGCTTTCAACCAACGCGCCCGACGCGATGTTGTACGGCTCTTTGGTTGAGGCGGCTACCTTCCTCAAGATCCCCGAGGAAGCAGCGGGATACGATCAGCGTTTCGCGCAAGCAGTAGCGGCTTTGAAGGCTTTGGGCGAAGATTATGGCGCCCGAGACGAGTATCGTTACGACATTTCAAAAGGTAGATAGACATGTTTGCTGCTGTTTCTGAATCAGGGTTAGGTCAAGTATCTGTTGCAACAACAACAAACAAAGGCCACGACCCGGAGTTTTGGGCCCAAGCCATATCGGACAGGGTTGTAAGCGTCGGTGGTAACTGTCACCCCGTCATTGCAGAGCAAGCAGAGGCGTTCAAAGAGGCGGTCAAAGTAACGGCTTTGTATTATATTAAGGAAGCGATTAAAAGCGACCGAACCACACTTATTGGTGAGTTGGAAAAACAAGGCCAGAGTGAAATGGCTAACATAATCAGGAGACTATAATGGCTATCACAACAGCACTATGCACCAGTTTCAAACAAGAAATATTGGAAGCCGTTCACAATTTTAAGAACTCTGGTGGTAGCACCTTCAATCTTGCGCTGTACACAAGCTCTGCAAGCTTGGGCGCAGGTACTACTGCATACACGACTTCGAACGAAGTATCGGGCACAAATTATACCGCGAAAGGTGCGTCTCTGACGCGAGTTGACCCTAGTACGTCGGGCACCACAGCACTCACAGATTTTGCAGACCTGACATTTTCGAATGCAACAGTGACTGCGAGAGGAGCACTTATATTTAATGACAGTGCTTCCGGTGATCCAGCAGTGTGTGCTCTTGATTTTGGTGGTGATAAAACGTCGACGGCTGGTGATTTCACCATACAGTTTCCGACTGCTGATGCATCTAACGCGATAATAAGAATCGCTTGAGATGTTGTGGCCCAACAAACTCAACAGAGGCGAATGACCGAAGAAGAGTATTTAGAATGGGTCAAACAGCAGCAAGATCAAAGTCATAACCAATAGGATTTAACGTGTGGCGAATGTTACTGGCTGGGGTAGAGGCACTTGGGGCCAAGGCACATGGGGTGAACCAATCCCAGTTGTTGTCACGGGTGTCGCAGGGACTTCAGCCGTTGGCACAGTTACAATTGCGGCAGCAGCTAATACTTCGGTTACAGGCGTTGCAGGAACGAGTGCAGTTGGATCTGTCACCGTTGCGGCAGCCGCTAACACAAGCGTCACGGGCGTTGCAGGCACAAGTGCAGTCGGTTCAGTCACGATTACAGCAGCCGCTAACACGTCAGTTACAGGCAATGTCGGAACGTCTGCAATCGGCACGATCACCGTCGACGCGGCAGGTACAGCCGTTGTCACAGGCGTTTCTGGAACGGCATCAGTCGGATCGATTACTACAGACGCCGCAGCAAATGTATCCGTTACAGGTAACGCTGGAACGTCTGCGCTTGGTACTATCTCGCTGGTTACAAACAACGTCATCAGCGTTTCAGGGTTTGAACTTACATCAGCGATTGGAACTGTCACTGCGACTGCAGCGGCTGACGTTGCTGTTACAGGTGTGTCTGCTGATGGTTTGTGTGGCGGCGCGTTGGTTTGGGGAAAAGTTGTTCCGGGCCAAGACTCAAGTTGGTCTACTATTGATGACAGTCAAACGCCAAGTTGGTCTACTATTGATGACAGTCAAACGCCAAATTGGGAAGAGGTAGCATAGTGGTTCGTAAAGTAAAAAAAGTGATAAAAGGTTTAGAAAAAGCCTCTAAGACTCATAAGAAGCAGGCTGAGACTTTGAAAAAACATGTGGCTTCTATGAAGAAACCGAAGCCCAAAAGCCGGAGAAAATAAATGGCAACTTATGTAAACGACTTACGGCTCAAAGAGATTGCCACTGGCGATGAGAGCGGAACTTGGGGAACAAGTACAAATACTAACCTTGAACTAATTGCAGAGGCATTTAGCTTTGGCACAGAAGCGATCACGACTAACGCTGACACTCATACTACTACTATTGCTGATGGTTCTACTGATCCCGGTAGGAGTATTTTCCTTAAGTACACTGGCACACTCGATTCTTCTTGCACCATAACGATTGGCCCGAATACCGTCTCTAAGCTCTGGCTTATAGAGAATGCCACTAGCGGCTCACAGACAATCATTATTAAGCAGGGCAGTGGGGCTACGATCACAGTCCCGAATGGTCAGACCAAGGCTATCTATTCGGACGGTGCTGGTTCTGGCGGTGCGATGGTTGATGCGTTCCAAGACCTGTCAATCCCAGACCTGTTTATTGACGATGACCTGACATTCACCTCTGACAGCGCAGTCATCACATTCGGCGCAGATGGCGACACTACGCTTACGCACACAGACGGCTCTGGCCTGACGCTGAACAGCACCAACAAGATCATGTTCAACGATGCGAGCCAGTTTATACAAGGCTCGTCTGCTACGGTCTTGTCGCTTGGTGCGACGGACGAGATTGACCTGACTGCGACTGCAATGGACTTCAACGGCACAGTCACGATCTCAGGCGACACAACGCTTGAAGACGGAGCAGATATTATCACTGCATCCGCTGGCACCTCCAACACCCGTATTGGTGTCAACGCAGGTAACAGCATTCAATCTGGCGGCAACTATAACGTGGTCGTGGGCGATGAAGCGGGTACGGCTTTGACTACGGGTGATAACAACGTGGCCGTTGGGTTTGAGGCGTTGAAGACTGAGGATGCGGATGGCGATAATGTTGCGGTTGGCTATCAAGCGTTAAAAGTTCAAAACGCTGGAGCAGCAGGGCAAAACGTGGCTGTCGGTAGGTCAGCAGGTGCTGCGATAACTACAGGCACTCATAACTCTTTGCTAGGAGGTTATGCTGGGGATGCTCTTACAGAAGGCGCTAAAAACGTAGCTTTAGGAAGAACTGCGCTGAGTGCGGATACTTTAGGAAGCAAAAGCACAGCCCTTGGTGCTGATACATTACAAAATCAAAACTTTACGACTGCCACTGACGCTTTCAACGTAGCAGTTGGTTACGGTGTAGGTATGCAGCTCACCACGGGAATCCGCAACACTCTCATTGGCGCTCTTGCTGGAGACGCTTTGACTGATGCAGACTTTAACGTGGCTTTAGGCTACAACACTTTAGGTTCAGACACGTTAGGCAGTCACAACACGGCAATAGGATACGCTGCACTTTTTACTCAAAACTTCACCACCGCAACCAATTCTTATAATACCGCCGTGGGTTCTAACGCAGGACTGTCAGTTACCACGGGAACTAAAAACACTCTTATCGGTGGCCTTGCAGGAGATGCTTTAACTACAGGCATAACCAATGTTGCCGTTGGTTATCAAGCTTTGTCATCTGATACGGCGGGTAAAAGAAGTGTGGCAATCGGTAATGCTGCTTTATTTACTCAAAACTTTACCACTCTCACAGACGCTTACAATGTAGCTGTAGGAGAAGCCGCTGGTCTGTCAGTCACCACGGGAATTCAGAACACCCTCATTGGTGGTCAATCTGGGGATGCAATAACTACAGGCAGTTATAACACTGCTTTGGGTGGAGATTCTTTAACTACAAATATACTCAGTAGTCACAATGTCGCTATAGGCCAATCTGCTCTATTCACGCATAACACCACTACGGCTACAAATGGATACAACACAGCAGTGGGTAGTGCGGCTGGTGCTCTAATCACCACGGGCCTAGTTAATACCCTCGCCGGTGGGCTAGCAGGGGATGCTATTACTACAGGAAATGACAATGCTGCTTTTGGTTACAACAGTCTTGGTGCAAATACAGCATCTAATCGTAATACGGCGATTGGTTCACAAGCCTTAGCTACTTTTAACGTCACAACTGATACTCACACCTATAACACCGCAGCCGGGTATGCCGCAGGTAATGCACTCACCACGGGAGTTCGCAACACTCTAATCGGTGGTTTATCTGGTGATGCGCTTACTACAGGAGCGAGAAATACTACGCTTGGATATGCTGCGCTGAGTGGTGACACTCTTGGAAGCAGAACTGTCGCAATCGGTTATGAGGCTTTAGGAAGTCAAAACTTTACTACCGCCACAGATGCATACAATGTTGCGATTGGATATGCGGCAGGTAATGCAGTCACCACGGGAGTTTTCAACACCCTTATTGGCGGTGAAGCCGGTGATGCTTTGACTGATGCTGATCTAAACGTGGCAATAGGTTATGAGGCTTTAGGTGCAGATACGTTGGGTAGCAGGTCAGTCGCTGTCGGCCCTTATGCCCTACATTTTCAGAACTTCACTACTGCTACCAATACTTATAATACAGCAGTGGGGGTGGATGCGGGTCTACAAGTCACCACGGGAGTCCAGAACACTATCGTGGGTGGTCTTGCAGGTGATTCTTTAACTGTAGGCCAAAACAACGTCGCAATGGGCGTGGCTGCTTTATCTTCTGATGTAGGTGGCAGTAGGTCTGTAGCAATTGGCAGGGGTGCGTTAGAAACCCAAAACATGGGTACCACTGATACAAATTCTCATAATACTGCTGTTGGATACGGCTCAGGTGCGGCAGTCACTACGGCTTTAGAAAACACGTTTGTGGGTGCGTTTGCAGGGGATGCGTTAAATACAGGAGGTTTCAACACTGCTTTAGGTTATGCAACTTTATCAAACGATCAAAAAGGCGCAAAAAATGTTGCTATTGGTCATGGCGCTTTGAATGTCCAACAATTTACCACGGCTACTGACTCTTACAATGTCGCTGTAGGTTTTGCGGCAGGTATTTCAGTCACCACGGGAACTAACAATACTATTGTTGGCGGCCTTGCGGGTGATGCTATTACAACGGCGATAGGCTCTGTTGCGATGGGACAGGGGGCTTTAGGTGCCTTGCAAACTGGCAACTCTAACGTAGCCATTGGTTACGGTGCTGGTGAAAGTATGAACGGCGTTTCTGCCAACACCGCCGTTGGTGGATCTGCTTTAGACGGAGTCTGTGGCGGTTCAAATACTGCAATAGGCTCAAGCTCTATGGGGTCTACAAATAGCACTTCCGCTACTAACAATACCTGCGTTGGTAATGCGTCTGGGTTTGATGTTAGTAGTGGAACTAACAATTTGCTTCTTGGTAAAGACTCAGGACGATCAGGAAGTCCCGGTGGTAGTGTTGGTACAGCAAGTAATCACATTGTTTTAGGCGATGAAAATATAACTTCTGCAAACGTTCAAGTAGATTGGGGAATTGCATCGGATGAAAGAGATAAGACTGACTTTTCAGACCTTAATATAGGATTAGACTTCGTAAAAGCCCTAGAGCCTGTTACCTATTATTGGGACAAGCGTTCTAAGTACGGCGATAAAAATGCTGAAGACTATGATCTAGCCGCGCAAACTCCAGACGGTACTCACAAAGAGGATTGGATGGATGTCGGATTTAAGGCCCAATCTGTCTCTACATTAGAAGAAGCTGCTGGCTACGATTTAGCAAGCAAAAAGAACTTAACTGTGTCTGTTACAGAAGATGGTAAACAATACAGCCTTCAGTACAGCAAGTTTGTACCTATCTTAGTCAAAGCAATCCAAGACCAAGACGAAATTATTCAATCACTTACTGCGCGAATCGCCGCGCTTGAATCTTAAAGGAGGCTAGAAATGGCTAGAGAAGCAGATCAAATCGCACAGGACTACTCAGCAATGCTGGGCAGCGTCAGTGTAATCACTAACTGTCTTGACGATGACAATGCGTTTTGTGAAGACATGACAAGTGCAGAAAAGAAAGAGCGCGTTATGCGTAGTTCTGGCTACCTGTCGTTTATGAAAGACTTGGAAGATTGGGGCAGTGAAGATATGTCGACAATCACCGCAGCTATTAGTGCTGCTGAAGCGTACTCAGCGTAAGGATTACCATGAGCGAAGAAACAAAAGTCACGATTGATGGCGAAGAATACTCATTTGAAGGTTTGGCTGTAGAGACTCAAGCGAACATAGCTAGAGTTAACGAATTACGCCGTGA